GCGCCTCCGCGTGATGTGGAGCCGAAAAAACACCAACTAAACGACAGAACTCAAGAGTTGTTACTCAAGGCGGATCTTGTATCAAAGTAAAATCTTTAGGAGGTAAAAAAGCATGAAGACCCTTACGCAATATAGAGAGGATATTAAGTCTCTCATGGATAAGATCGCGGCCATGGATGCCCAAGCAGCCACAGAAAAGCGCGATCCCACGGATGCGGAACTAAATGTTAAGAACGAAATTATGGAAACTATCGAGGAATATCGTAGAATCGTTGCAACCATGGAGAGACAGGAGAAAATCAAGAATTCATTAGACAAACCCAACGATCCGATAACGGTATCCAAGGATAAGATTCCAACACCGCAGGAGAAGCGGGATAGGTTCGTTTCTTTTGGCGAGCAGTTGGCGGCTGTAATTGCAGCCGGGAGTCCTGGCGGTGCAGTCGATACCAGGCTGAGAATATCAGCGGCGGCCACGGGTCTTGGCGAAACTGTTCCCAGCGATGGTGGGTTCCTGATCCAACAGGATTTCGCTGACAGGTTAGCGGAAGCTCTCTTTGATAATGGTCTAATTTCCGGTCAATGTGAAAGAATTCCAATCTCTGCAAATTCTAACGGGATCGTTATCAATGGTTTCGATGAAACATCGAGAGCATCCAACACATACGGCGGGATTGTTGTCTATCATGGCGCTGAAGCTGATGAAAAGACCGAAACTAAGCCGAAGTTTCGTAGAGTGGAATTGACTCTTAAAAAATTGCTCGGCTTTTGCTATTTGACCGATGAACTGATGATGGACGTGCCGGCACTAGAAACACGTGTCAGAAGCGCTTTTAAAAGTGCTTTCGACTTTCAGATTCAGGATGACCTCATCAACGGCACAGGAGCGGGGATGCCTCTTGGTATTCTGAATGCTGGATGCCTCGTGAGCGTCAGCAAGGAGACAGGTCAGCCGGCCTCAACAATCGTTGCACAAAATATCATCAAGATGTATTCGCGGCGATTCGCCAGCCAGACCAGTAATTATGTCTGGTACTACAATCAGAACATTGAGCCTCAACTCTTTACCATGAGTCTGGCGGTAGGAACCGGTGGTATTCCCGTGTATATGCCCCCTGGCGGATTGTCCGGGAAACCTTATGCTCAGATCATGGGGCTTCCGGCGTATGCAATCGAACAGTGCGCAACGCTGGGCACCCAGGGCGACATTGTTCTCGCAAACTTCAAAGACGGGTACATTATAGCCGAAAAAGGCGGCCTGAAGTCCGACATGTCTATTCATGTTCGGTTTAAATACGATGAGAGCGTGCTGCGGTTTGTGTTGAGGATGGACGGCCAGCCGTGGAGAGCTTCGGAGCTTACGCCTTATAAGGGCGGCAGCGGTGCAACACAGTCTCACTTTATCGTACTCGCAACAAGAAGTTAAACAAAATTAAGGCTATGGATTTTTGTATAGCCTAAAAAATCAGGAGGTAATCAAGATGTTTCTTGCGGAAAGATATAAATTCGTGCCGATCTATAACTATTACGATTTGAGCGGCCACGATACAGTCATGCCGAGTGATAGTATCAACATGAAAAACTATCACCATGCGACTATTTACCTACAATATCACACCATCGGTACCGCTTCCCCGATACTGTACGTGTACAGCGGCGCAACAGATGCAGCGAGGACGTCTGCTCTGGAGTTCTGGTACGCCTTCGGCGGAGCAGCGGCTGGCTCGGCGAGTTGTGATGTGTTGGCAGCCTGGGGAACAAGTGGTGCGCTCACGGTCACCCACGGGACATATGATGATTATATGCTGATCCTGGAGATCCCGGCCACTATTATGGATCTTGCCAACAATGAATACTGGCTGACCCTGAATCACACCGACCCGTCCACTGGCTGTACCGGAAACGTAACGGCCGGGGCGATTCTATGGCCGCGGTATCAGAATAACAGGATTGCCACGGCAATAGCGTAAATTATTAAGGCTTTTCAACAAAAAAACGAATAACAGGGGCGGTATAAACCGCCCCTTATTATTAGGAGGCTAATAAAATGCCAACTTTTCAACCTACGACACAAGAGATGATCGGATATATAAGCGGCGGGCTCAGGGTTGAGACAAGCACACTGGCTGCTGCGACCTATCTGGACGGCTCGGCACAGTCAGAAATATTCAACGTACATGGAAGAATCCTTGTGGTTCAGCTCTATCTTGAAGTGATCACCGCACTTTCGGCCCATGCCCAGCAGGTTCTTTTCAACGCCACATTTACCACTCCAACAATCGCCGCTAATGCGATGTGCGGGAAATGCGCTTCAACATCGGGGGCCGCCCGGGGTCTGCGTGCAGTATTTGTCGGCGGGGCGGTTGCAACCGCCGCGGTAATAACCGATTCTGCCGGTTTGTCAGATGTGACCTGCGTTACTCCTCACATATTGGGCGGGGACAGTTTTGTAGGAACGATAGGCATTCTATCCTCAGATGCTACCCACGATGCTGGCACCTTCAAGGGGATTTTGCATTATCTGCCCTATGCGGATGGAGCTTATGCAGAGGCGGCGCTGTAAGGAGATGACATTATGGCTGTCAAACTAATTACTACAATTCAACGCTTTCAAGGGCTGTCGACAGATACAAAGCCGAGTGACCCACCTGAAGGCTCCACTTATCACGCCATCGATACCGGCGAACACTACATCTATTACGATAGTATGTGGGAGCAAGACTTGACGTATGCTTGGGCGATGAGAGCAGCCCTTGAGTTATAGGAGACTAATAATATGTATGGAAAAGTAGGGGAACAATCATTGTCGAATGGGTCTGTCGGCCCTCTTCGGCTGGATACGAGGGGCAGTCTTGTCACGGTAAACGGCGGCGGGAAGTATGCCGAGGCCGCCTTGGCCGGTCGGCTGTTCTATGCAGCAAACATCAATATGGTCACGACATCCACGACCCTGCACACTACATTTGTGGGTTTGGGCCTGTGTAATCCCACGGGCAGCGGCAAGACCGTTATTGTGCATGAATTCGGCTATGCCTTTGTTGCCGCTTCTGCAGCGGGGTTGATACTTGCCCTGGCTACTACGGATGACACCGGATTCGCGGATGACGTAAACGCTCCGATCAGATGTACCAGACATAATTATGCTACCTCTGTCTGCTATACGGACGAAGGGGCGACCATCACGGCCCCTGAGATCGTTAAGGTTATTACTCAAAGGGCGGATGCAGCAACGAGCACATTCCAGTCACCGCCCCAAGTAGTTGATCTTGGCGGGGGCATCATCCTGGACCCGGGCCGCGCTGTGGTTACTGATACAACAACGGCTGCTGGTGTCGCAACCGCACAGTTCAGCTTCATGTGGGAAGAGGTTGATGCATAAACCATAAATTAGGAGGTCCTATGAAGTGCCCTTCCTGTAAAAGGGATCTCGCCATAATAGGTATAATCGGCGATATCCATTACTGTCCTCTCTGCGGTAAAGAGCTAAACATAGAAGATGGGTCCGGCGGCAAAACCGAAACGGCGACCGCCGGGCCGCCTGAAAATGCCATGAAATCGAAGCCGAAACCCAAAAGAAGAAAATATGGCAAAAGGCCGGCGTAAACAGGGCAGCAAAAAACGCAGAAGCATGCGGAGAAGGCGGCTTAAGAAATGAGGGGATGATATGCAACAATATTTTTATCCAAAAATCAACCTAACATTGGCGTAATCAGGAGTAGTTTTATATGCTTCCTCTTACTTGGAACGCAAATAGAAAACAGCTATCCTCAAGGGAGAGCCTTACCCACTTCCATATAAAGTGGATAAACTACCTTACCGAGACCCAGGGATGGCAATCTATTGATACTGCCTTGGCGTTTAAAGCCAACGCCTATGAAATGCAGAAGGCACCGTTCCGCGCTGAAATTCCTTTAACCGCAGCCAAGCAAGCCGTTTTTGAGGCCAACAACAGATACAACCCCCCAACTAAACAAATAATAACTTCCCCTTCCCTAACTTGCCTCGTAAAAGCTTTGGATGTCCAGGACGTTCATGGTGAGCTTTTGGGCAATGATGCAATGATTTATCCCGGGGCATATAAGGATCTTGAAGCTGATTTAATCCTTGGTGTTTATCATGGACGCGTGCCGAGCCTTCAGAAACTTGTCCGTTTCAACAAAGTACCTTCAAACAATATTGAATTACGATTCGAGATTGAATTACCCGATGCCGTAAACATGGCTGGCGGGATTAATTCTAATCTGTCTTTTCTAAGCAAAACCGATGCGTTGAGGGGAATTTATCTCAAACCGGCAAGGATTTGGGATAGCAATGAAGATGCTCGGCACGGCTCAAAAAGAGCAGAAATACTTGTAACAACAGAGATAATCGGAGGCCGGGTTGTCCTCACAAAACACATTCCCGCTTCTTTCTTTGATGGTGCTATATTCCCCGTTTATTGCGACACCGATTTTTACCCCGTCCCAGGCACAACGGTCGATGGGCATGTTTACCATATGGAAGTACTATTTTGGGCCGGATTATTTGGTGCGGCAGGGACTGGTTATGATGACGCAAGTCAAGGTATGTCTTTATATCTGGACTTGGCCAGCTACAATCCCCCAATAAATTCGAAATGGTGTGAAAATTATCGAGGCATATTGGTAGTTGATAGCTCAGCTATTGGTGCCGATAACATAACGGCTGCATCCTGGAACTTCTACTTTGATTCAAAGAAGAATCAGCATTATTGGGATGACGCTGAATTGGCTTTGCATATAGTTACCTCCGATCCTGCGGCCGATGACGGTTTGGAAGCCGGCGATTATAACTCATTGGGAGTTAACAGTCTTGGCAGTCTTCTTTATGACGACATTGGGGCGGGGTATTTCGTTGTTCCCCTAACCGATCCTGCGGGATTGGCCTCAATCAACAAAACAGGAAACACTCGTCATGGTACAAGATCCGGTGCCGACCTTACGAGTGCGACTCCCAGCGACTGGTGGAATGGTTGTGAGGATTACGTTAAGGTTTATAGTTCCAATGGGGCCGGTACAGACAAAGACCCTTATCTGGCCATTACCCATAGCGCAGGTGCCTCGGAGTCAGCGAGTGAGTCGCCTTCAGAGAGTCCGTCAATAAGCCCAAGTGCCTCTGAGTCAGCAAGTGAATCACCGTCTATCAGTCCATCGGCTTCAGAGAGTGCCTCGGAATCAGCCAGCGAGTCGGCAAGTGAATCACCATCAATTAGTCCAAGTGCCTCGGAGTCAGCGAGCGAGTCGGCAAGTGAATCACCATCAATTAGTCCAAGTGCCTCGGAGTCAGCGAGTGAGTCGGCAAGCGAGTCTCCATCTATCAGCCCGAGTGCCTCAGAGTCAGCGAGTG